GTATTAACAGAAGCAGGCGAGTTCTTGGTTGATGAAACAGATGGCGATAATATTCTATACGAAGACGATCCAGATTATATCGAATATATATTACTGGAAGACGCCGCAACAGAAAATATGAACGAAGACCCAATTGGTGGTGACAATGCTGCCTTTGACACAGCTGCTGGACTTGATGATTTCGATTCAAATAACGATATCTTTGATTTCACAGAAAAGAATCCATTTGGTGATCCAAGAGATAACTAGGAGATATAATGTTTAAAGACGCACAATACCATGAATTGATACGAAAGACCGTTGTTGCTTTTGGTACTTTATTCAATGACTTATACGTTTATCGTAAAAATTCAACAGGTAAAACAATACAAAAAATGAAAGTACCTTTGGCATACGGGCCTAAACAAAAGTTTTTAACTCGTATTGATCAAGATAGTGCAAGATCAGCAGATAATGTTAGAACAACAGCGATAACATTACCTCGTGTAGGCTTCGAAATGACAACACTACAATATGATCCTGCTAGAAAATTAAATAGAATACAAAAATTTAAAAAAGTAAAAGGTGCAGATAGTAAGTCACTACAAAACTCTTACATGCCTGTACCATATAACGTAGGTTTTAGTTTATTTGTTATGGCAAAAAATAGTGAAGACGCATTACAAATTGTCGAACAAATATTACCAACTTTTCAACCAGACTATACAATAACTTTAAATGTTATGCCAACTTTAGATGTTGTTCGTGATGTGCCTATTGTTTTAGGTGACGTATCATATGAAGATAGTTATGATGGTGAATTTACTGAAAGACGAGTTATAATGTACACTTTAAGTTTTACAGCAAAAATGTACTTATATGGTCCAGTATCAAGTTCTAAAGTTATTAAGAGAGTTCAGGTTGACCAATATACAGATACTAATACTGCTGTCGCAAAAAGAGAGCAAAGATATGTTGTACAACCTAATCCAACAACAGCAGACGCTGACGACAACTTTGGGTTTAATGAAGAACGTTCTTTCTTTCAAGACGCTGACGATTACGATCCTGTATCTGGTACAGATAAAGATAGTTAATGAAAAAGGTTGAGGACAAGCTCAACGAGATATTAGACATCGCTGAAAAAGATGTTGTACCCGTTGAGCATAAACCAGTCATACCACGTCCTAAGGAAAAAGAGGATATAGACAGCGACTACAAATACAGTCGTGAAAATTTATATAATCTTGTCGAGAGAGGTCAAGACGCCATAGATGGTATTGTGCAATTAGCAAAAGATACTGACCACCCACGAGCATATGAGGTTGCAGGAACACTAATTAAAAATGTAGGTGAGGTGACTGAAAAACTTTTAGTCTTACAAGAAAAGATGAAAAAATTAAATGATGAAGTAATAAAAGGACCTAACAAAGTAGAGAATAATTTATTTGTTGGGTCAACAGCAGAATTACAAAAATTGATAAAGAAAAATGGAAAAGACATATCTAGGTAACCCTAATCTAAAGGCAGCAAATCAAAGAGTTCGATTTACTAAAAAACAAGTAGAAGAATTTTTAAAATGTCAAGATAATCCTATCTATTTCATAGAAAATTATTTAAAGATAGTTACACTTGACCATGGTCTACAACCTTTTAAATTATTTCAATTTCAAAAAGAAATGGTTGATACATTTCATAATAATCGTTTTAGTATTTGTAAATTACCTAGACAATCAGGTAAGTCAACTACAATAATCGCATACTTATTACATTATGCAATATTCAACGCAAATGTAAATATTGCTATACTTGCAAACAAGGCTGCAATTGCAAGAGATTTGTTAGGTCGATTACAACTTGCATATGAAAATTTACCTAAATTTATACAACAAGGTGTCATCAATTGGAACAAAGGTAGTCTAGAATTAGAAAACGGTAGTAGAATACTTGCAGCTGCAACATCTTCAAGTGCTGTTCGTGGTGGTTCATACAATATAATATTTCTTGATGAATTTGCTTATGTGCCTAATAATATTGCTGAACAATTTTTTAGTTCAGTCTATCCTACAATATCTTCTGGTAAATCTTCTAAAGTAATGATAGTTTCTACACCACATGGTATGAATATGTTTTACAAAATGTGGAATGATTCCATACATGAACGTAATAGTTATAAACCCATTGAAGTGCATTGGTCAGAGGTACCTGGTCGTGATGAAAAATGGAAAGATGAAACAATAAAAAATACAAGTGAACAACAATTTAGAACGGAGTTTGAATGTGAGTTTTTAGGTAGTGTTGATACACTTATTAATAGTTCAAAATTAAGGTCAATGTCTCATATCACACCTGAAACATCAAACGCAGGTTTAGATGTTTATGAAATGCCAAAAAAAGGTCATAGATATGTAATCACGGTTGATGTTGCAAGAGGTACAATAAATGATTATTCTGCTTTTGTTGTCACAGACGCAACAAGTATACCATATAAGATTGTTGCCAAATATCGAAACAATGAAATCAAACCTTTAGTATTTCCACAAATTATTCATAAGATTGCTACAAGTTATAATCAAGCAGAGGTTTTGATTGAGGTAAATGATATTGGTGGTCAAGTAGCAGATACAATGCAATATGATTTAGAATATGATAATCTAATTATGGTTAATCAACGAGGTCGTTCAGGTCAAATTGCAGGTACAGGATTTAGTGGTAAACAATCACAACTTGGTTTAAGAACAACAAAGGCAACAAAAAAAATTGGTTGTTCTAATCTAAAGGCATTGATAGAACATGATAAACTAATTATACAAGACTTTGATATTATTGCAGAATTATCAACTTATATTCTCAAAGGTAAAGAAAAATATGAGGCCGAAGAAGGGTCTAGTGATGATTTAGTCACATGTTTAGTTATGTTTGCATGGTTATCTAATCAAACATATTTCAAAGAATTAACAGACCAAGATATACGAGCAAGACTTGTAGATGAACAACAAAACATGTTAGAACAAGATATGGCACCTTTTGGTTTTATTGATGATGGGTTAGAAGACCCGGAAACTTTTAAAGACCCTTACGGAACTACATGGTCACCCGTAAAAGTCAAAAGAGGTTGGTAAATCTTGCATTTTATAAATAGTTTAGAGTTTAAATTTAAACACAACTTAAGGAGAATAAGATGGCTTTTTTAGTATCACCGGGCGTTAACGTTACGGAAAAGGATCTAACTAATGTCATTCCTGCTGTATCTACATCAATTGGTGCAATAGGAATAGTTAGTGAGAAAGGGCCGATGGACGAGGTTACTTTAATCTCTAGTGAAGACGAATTTGTTTCAGTATTTGGTAAACCAACTGCTAAAACTTTCGAATACTTTTTTAGTGCAACCAACTTTTTACAGTACGGTAATTCCCTTAAAGTAGTAAGAGCTGTGACAGGAAACTCGAATGCTAACTCCTCAGGAGGCAGTATTCAAATCAAAAACACAACTCACTACCTAGACAACTATTCTGACGGTTCTGCTTCAGTAGGCTCTTTTGCAGCAAGAGAAGCCGGCACCGAAGGAAACAACTTAAAAGTATCTATGTGTACCAACTCATCTGCTTATTCAAGTGCAGGTGGAGGTTCAAACCTTGTAAATGACGCAAGTGCGGCTATTGGCGATACTACTATCACAATTGATGATGGTGGTGGAGACAAAATTCAAGTAGGCGATATTATAGAATTTGGAGATATAAGTGGTAACTTTACCGCTGTGCCTTCAGGTCACTATTACAAGGTAACAGGTATCTCATCAGCTACATTAACAATCGCTAGGTTCAACCAGTCAACTGGTGCAACTGAAACTGGTGGTTTGAGACACGCAGTAGCAGACAACGCATACTTTAGAAGATTTTGGGAATACCATTTCAACTTTAGTGCAGCACCAACAACTACTGATGATGTATCAAACGCAGGCGGAAGTAATGATGAATTACATATCGCTGTTGTTGATGAAGACGGTGGTATCACAGGTACTGCTGGTACAATTTTAGAAACACACGAAGGATTATCACAAGCTTCTGACGCAAAGTCAGCAGAAGGTAATTCATTATATTATGTTGATTATCTATATGCAAACAGTAAATACATTTACTGGATGGACCACGAAACTACACTAGCAAATGCTGGTTCAAGTAAAGTAGGTCAAACATTTGATAATACTGGTACTCAAGGCATAACTGTCTTTAGTGGTAGTCTATCAGGTGGAACAACAGATAATGAACCAACTCTAGGCGAAATGGCATTAGCATATGATAAGTTTGCTGATGCAGAAACAGAGGAAGTAAACTTACTTATAGGCGGACCATCTCAAGGTGGTGGTGCAACTGCAGCTGACGCTACAGGTGACACTCACGCAACTAAAGTGATTGATATTGCAGAAGCAAGAAAAGATTGTGTGGCGTTTATATCGCCTGCAAGAGCTGATGTAGTAAATGTAAGTGATCCAATCGCTGCAACTGAAAACGTTAAGAGCTTTGCTGATGGTTTATCATCAAGTTCTTATGCAGTAATTGATAGTGGTTACAAATATATGTACGACAAATATAATGACGTATTCAGATTTGTACCATTAAACGGAGATTTAGCTGGTTTATGTGCTAGAACGGATCTAGTTGCAGACTCACACTTCTCACCTGCTGGTTTTAACAG